CAAATAACATTTCTTGATCTTCCATAATCATTAAATTTGTTTGAATATATCAATCTTAGTCGTAAAATGTTTCAACTTTGTTTAAATTTAGTTGTCGAGTTTTATAACTAAGTATTATTTTGTACTTGTTGATTTTTTCTCCATAGCACGGTTATGTCGGCTCTTTTCAGAAAGATCTTTCAATTTGATTTCTTGATCTTTCAAAGCAAGTTCATAATCCTGACGAATCTTCAATGCATTCTGTCTAATCTTTTCCAAATCAGCATTCGATTTATCATCAGTATCACCTTCTTGCGACAACATGATCTTTGCAAGTTCATTGGCAAGTTTCCTGTCCAATTGGCTATCCAACCTGTTAAGCTTTTCATATTCGAGATTGATTTCTTCCATTGCGATTTCAGACTGTCTTTGAATTGCTTCCTGTTGCGCCTTTTGTTGAGCTTCGAAGTTAGCCTGTTCTTGTTCAGCCTTTTTCATCTCAAACATCTGAAGCTTATTCTTAATCGAAGCTGGACTCACATTGCTGTAGATATCAATCAGTTGTGATACGTTGATCTTATCGTTTTGAAGCATTGCTTGAGCAAGACTCTTCATCGTATTCATTAATTCATATGCCTCTCTACTGCTTGTAACAAAGATTCCATAGTCAGCTTCATTCAGTAGTTCGCCATCTAAATCAAATAAGATAGAAGCACCATCATCCAGTATATACTGCATCTTCTTATTTTTTAACGTTCTGTAGCAATATTTAGCTACTTCCAAACCAATCTCGAGAGTGCGTAGCTTAGTCATATCATGCTCATAAAACAAATACTCTGTGATATGAGACGATTGAGTAATCTCTCTTTCAACGTTACGAACAGCTTCCCTGTTAGAAATAGAAGCCAACCTTGCATCACTAACACCAGAAATAAATCCGATCTGGCTATTGATATAACCTAATAAATCAATATAAACCCTGATGGTTCTTTCATTGCTGACCTCTTGAGCAAGAGCTCTGTTCTGTGAAACAAGTCCAGCAAGTTTACCTTCGGCAACACCTTTTTGTCCTTCTTTGAAACTATCCTTGACGTTGATCTTATAGTTCTTGAGATAAGCCAACCATTTGTCTTCAGTCCAACCTTCAGGAATAAGAGCCATATCCAAATCAACTACACCACCAATAGTAGTAGCGATGGCAATTTCCAAGTTATAATGGATCACATTATATAAGTACTGATAAGGCTTCATCCTATCCATGATGGATACAGAGATATTATCATTCGTATTATAAATGGTTCCGACAATTCCTGGATGACATTTGGACTTATTACTCATAGACCTGAATTGAACAGGTTTAGGTCTCATCCTTAAATAAATAGCTGAATCACTTTGTTCAGCAATCATATGGGTTCCGCCAATCTTGTGACCTTCCCACCATTCATTGATCCAAAAAACTGAAGAAGTTTCTCCTGCAGATTCATCTGGAACATAATATTCATCATGGATTGTGATGATCTCTTGTCCTGTCTCATCATATGATGTGACCTTTTGAACCTTACGTCTAGACTTCCAATAAACCTTGACAACCCTTAAGTTACCATCGGCATCGATTGGCTCATAGTAATGATTCCTGTGATTGTTAGATGTATAATTTGCAAGATAATCCAAGTTGAAAAGCCTGCTGTCAGATCTGTCGTGACCTTGATAAAATTCAAAAGCGCCAGCTTTTGAACCTTCAGAACTAGCCCTCATCCCCGATTCAATCCTGTCGATTTGACTTGGTGTGAGTTCGTCGTAATAATAGTCGACGATCTGTCCAGGACTCATATAGCCTACAATGGTGATGATATCAGCATCTTCAATGAAGTTACTTTCACCAGATGCGAATGTAAACACATTCAAAGGATTCAACCTTGAGAACACAGGTTCATCTGCGACGATATCCCACAGATAGATTTCTTCACCAGATAAAAGAACATCAAGGAAGCCATCAGCCCATTTCTTTTCCATCTTCTCTTTATACTGTAACCAGTTAAGAATATGAGATGCTTGTCTTTCTCTGATGTCTTGATACTTATAGGTCTTATATTCTTCAAAGCGACCCAAGTCTTGTTTGACTTTCTCTTGATTAGGCATTTGTCCGCTTTCATCAGGTGTCGTATGGGATTGAACCATAGCCATGAAGTCTTGAAACAACTGCTCTTCCTTTTCAGAGATAGCATCATCATTGATTACTTTGACAGTCCAAGGCAGTCTCCTGCTGATTGATTCGCCTCTTAACAAGTCAATCCTTGGATTACATACTGGATAGTTTTGTATTTTAGCTGGTGCTTCCAATCCATCCAATCCGAAAGGATTACAAATCTTTTCGATATCAGATTGATCCAAGATATCTGAATAAAGATTGTAATTAATCCTCTTGTTACCATAAGATTGCCTTAAAGGAGAAGACTCTCCAAAGCACAATGCTTCAGCACCATCGACACATTTCCTTCGCCAGTCTTTATCTTTTTTGGAAATCGCTTTCTTTTGAGCAGGAAATGTTGCTCCGTTGTAATCAAATAGATACATATTAATTGAACAATCGTTTTGTATTTCTTGGTTTATATCGATTGAAGAATGAATCTTTCATATCCTCATTGGATTCTACTACGTCAGATCTCTCTTTTCGTTTCGGAACGTATTTTAATAACTCTTCACGTAATATGAATATCATATTCATAGCAGATATCCTGTCATAGTTACCACCTCTTTGTGTATAATATAAACATTCTTTCAAATATCCTATAGAATATACACTATTAAGATTAATAAAGTCACCTTCTTCAGATTGTTTCTTCAACCAATCAGATTGTAAGTTGATACCATAGTTAACCAATTCGTTATTAACCATGTTGATACCTTTACGTTTGTTACCTTCTTTGGAGATCTTGATATTATGTGTATGACTCAAGTGAGAAGGTGTATCTGCCAACAAATGAATAGCATTCTTCTTATTATAATAGGCGTATAAACCTTTCTTGTTCTGTTCGTACATGTGGAATCCTACAGCTGAATAAAACATTGTAAGCTTTCTTGTATTCTCATAGAACGTTTCCGTGTCAGGTCTACCTGTAAATTCAGCAACAATCTCTTCTGTGAACAAGTCGAATACATAACAACTACCTAATGAATTGGTATTCGATTCATCGTCGTCATAAGTATCTGTTCCAAGGATGTATCTACCTCTGATGACATCTCCAGTAGAATCTCTCTTAGGCATCTTATAGATGATGAAGCATCCTTCTTTGTTTTTATTGTCTTTGATAGGATACGCTTCAATTGCTTTGACAGGAGATCCTGCCTTGAAGTAGATCTTCCCTGATTCAGCTTGGAACTCTAAATCACCATAATAGAATTGATTCTTATATTTAGCTGGATGGGATTCCAATTCAGCAATACGTTCTCTGATCTGTACAACAGGAAACTTTGACGTACTACCTCTAAGGAACATCTCTGAAGGAACCATCGGATAGTTCATCATATCTTCAGCCAAAGCATGGGATGAATTACGTTTCTCAAGGCTTTCACGTAGTTTCATCTTACGTTCGAAAGCTGTCTTGACATCGATGTTACCGTTATCGTCCCTTAACGAATTGTCTACAAATATCGAAGGCATGAAGAACCCTATCTTATTATGGGTCTTTTCAAGTGTGTTCTCAAAAGCCAGACATTCATTCTCGTCTGGATTATTGAAGATTTCTTCAGCTTCTCGGATCTTTTCGATGTTACCACCAGTACCGATATATATCTGAGTTCCGAACTTGAATGTCGCTTCGTGTTTCAAGATAGCTTGATTAGCTCCTTTGATAGCCTTGAGGTTTTCAATAAGACCTATCTCTTCAAGAATCGATACAGACGCACGGGAACCTACAGCTGCTTCAGGATTTTCAACCTTATATGTGACGTGTTTGATAGAGCTTAATGAACCTAAGATCTCTCGTTTATCTCCACGTTTGGTTTCAACCTTGTGTTCAAATATACTCTGAGAGTTGTTAGGTTTAAGATTACCGCTATAGTTCTTATAAAACGGCGAAGGTGTATACATATGAGTACCTTTACCGAAAGCTCCAGGAATATTATTCAAACCTAAGAAGAACTTATTGACAGTATCAGAAGACTTGTCGGTCAACGATGCTCCGATAACTTGTTCGACCTTGGCTGGATTCTTCATTGTTTCATCTGTATAAGCCTTGGCGTCATCAAACAACCAAGTGTATAACATGATCGCTTGTGCAACGAAGAAAGACTTACCAAAGTCACGAGTACCTAATATGAAGTAGTCTAATGCTTCATTGTTCCATAATGGTAAACCTAATTGTCTATCGTGAAGCTTCCTTAGATATTCCCTAGCAGGGATATACTTCTTGATATCTCCATTCTTATTTATAGCTGATTTAGACAGGAACACATCTTCACCAGCTAAAAACAATAAGATATTTCTCTCACAGGAATATTCATCATCTAAATCAAAGCCAGAGAAGCCTCTAGCTTCAATGTAATTATAAGTGAGTTCCCAGTCGATCTCTCTGATGATAGGTCGTCCTGGGACTTTAGATGCAGCTCTGTTATGCTTTGGAGCCAACATGATCGTACCGAAGTTACCATAAAAGAAAAGATTACCAGGCATCCACCGATAATCTTTCTTTACAGCGTCAATCTTTTCCAAGTATTCATCATCGTTGATATCGATAGGATACTCTGCATTATCGACCGACCATAAACCTTCAATACAATGACGTTTGAGTTTCTTCCAATACTTCACATATTGAATCGACGAAGGATGGTATTCCATCAATGATTTCAATATGAAGTTATTCCTGTTCTTGATCTTGATGAACAAGGCATCAAATACTTCCCAAGTCAACTCTTTATAAATATTAGCCATTAGATGTCTCCTTTATCTGAAGCTGAAAGCGTCATTCCACCAAAGTCTGAAGCGACAGTTTCTTTTGTGATACGTTCCTTGATGTTTTCGATGTTCTTATAGATCTTTTCAGTATTCAAAAGAAGATCATCCAATTGTTTAGCAGTACCCTTAACAAGTTTAAAGCGACCATTTTCATCTTCTTCCATATAGTCAACAGAGTAAGGAGTGTCCCTAATAAATCTGGCTCTTTCAATAAGTTTCTTTTCAAGTTCAATCAGTTCCCTTTCAGCGATAGTTATACATCTCATTTCATATTCATCGATAAGATGTCTATAATCTTCCCATTTGAATTTCTTATCTTGCACAAAGTCGGAAGCAATAAACTTTTCCTTATCTGAATAAAGAAGGTTTCTCCAAGGATTCTGA